AGAGTAATGGCTTGGGTAGCAGTACCAAATAACACTCAGTGGGAATATGACAATGCGGCGACAGCCTCAGACACATACTCTGACACACCTGGTACTATTAGCGGTGGCGTTAGAACATTCACTTTGCCTGGTGGTAACGCAAGACAAACATACATCAAATGCAGAAAGACATCTCTTCCTGCTGGAGTTGGTGAATTAGATAAAACATTTTGGGACGCACAATGATGAAGACATTTAAAGGACATAGGGCAACACATATAGATACAGTCTGTGAAGAGTGTAACATTTATGAAGATATGGTTGTAGAAGCCGCTGAGTATCAAGGGAAGAAAGTTAATCTGAATGACCCGATACGTACATCAGAAAACCCTAATAAGAAATTTAAAGTGTATGTTAAGAACGATCAAGGCAACGTTGTTGTAGTTCGTTTCGGTGACCCCAAGATGTCGATCAAAAGAGATGACGCTGGTGCAAGAAAAAGTTTCAGAGCAAGACATGGGTGTGATAACCCAGGTCCTAAGTGGAAAGCAAAATACTGGTCATGCTATCAGTGGCGTGCAGGCGCTAAAGTAGATAACTAATAAATACAACAGATAACATTTAACTCGGAGAAGACAATGTTTAAGAAAGAGATCAAGCCATTATCTGAAGGGATGGCAGATAGCATTACTAAGTCTATCAACAAACTTCAGCACATCGAAGAAAAAGCGTCACGTTCTGCTGATCATGCAGAAGGCGATGTTAAGCCTGCTGATATTTCTGGCGAAGAAGAAGTCAAAGCTGACGGATCTGCTAAGAAAGCACCAGCACGTAAAGGCGACAAAGCTGTAGCAGAAGCGTACATGGATGAGAAGTCTTGCGTAGGCGAGATGAAAAAACTACACGCTTCTTCATGCTCAAAGACAGAAATGTATAAGAAAGTAAGCGAGAAGTATGGTTGCTCAGAAGAGAAGTTTGAAGAACTATATGCTCAGTATTGTAACGAGACTTATGAAGAAGTCCAAGAAGACAACTCTAACGACAAGTCAGACGATGGCGAAGGTATGGACAAAGTTCAGCCTAAAGCTGTTAAGAAGAAGTTCGATGATCGTAAAGACAAAGATATCGATAACGATGGTGACGAAGATAGTTCAGATGAGTATCTACACAAGCGTAGAAAAGCTATCTCGAAAGCACTTGAATCAAAAAAGCCTAATGCCTCTGTAGATGAATCTGCCGAACTAGAGGGGCTTGACGAAGCAAAGTTAATGTCAGATGATGATGTTGCAAAAATGGCTGCTAAGAAATTAGGTAATAAGAAAAATACAGACAGTTATGACCAAATTGCCGTGATTAAAGGTATTTTGAACAAATCACCAAAGCAAAAAAGTCTTGCTACTGATAGAGAATTTATTGATGACGTTCTGAACATTCTATTCAAGAAATATAAATTCAGATCAAACCAGAAAGAATCTGCCGAACTAGAAGAAGGATTCTCACCTAAAGATATTAAAATGGCAATCGGTATTGCATCAGACAAAAGATATGCTGGTGGTAATATGACTGGCGCAGTCAAAGCAATCAATAAGCTTAAGAGAGGTCTATCTGATCATCCACAAGTTTCTGCTGTTCTAAAAAGACAGAACGAAGAACTAGATGAAGTTCTAGATGATCCAAAGGCTATGGATCGTTATAGATCAAAAGCAAAATACTCAAGTGACCGTGCTAGAAACTCTGCAACTGCTAAGATTGTTAGAGGCAAAGGTGATTACTCAGGCGAGAAGAACACTATTCGTAAGCGTGAAAAAGGCTTAGATATGGTTGATCGCAATGCGGGTCGTAAGCTCCGCAAGTCACTGCGTAGAGAAGAAGTTGAACTTGACGAAGCTAAACCACCACAGATTCAGAAGGGTAAAGCTAAAGGCACTATCTCTGCTGTTGGTATGCGTGGCAAACGCAACAAAAAGTTTGACGTAGATGTAAAATTTGATAACGGTAAGTTTATGTTTCGCATCACAGACGAAAGCGGAAGGTTCGAAACTGTAGATATTAAGAAGGCTAGTAGAATTCTTGGTGAAGAGAGAGTAGCAGAACTTACTGAAAGCAACCAAGGTAAAATGTTTGATATCATTGAAGGTATCAAAATTGACGAAGACATGAAGATTGTGCATAAAGCACCTCATCCAGATGGTGGTCAGTATATCGTATTGACAAAGCCAGGGAAAGGTCAGTACGTTGTTCGTCATTTAAATAAAGGCAAAGTCAAAGAGTTAGGTACTGTACCTTCACTTGGTCTTGCTAAGTCGTATGTAAACGCTAAGGGCAAAGGTAAAGATCCTCTGAAAATGGGAATACTGAAAGCTCACTACAAAGAAGATGTGTCTGAAGCTAAGAAGTCTGACTACACAATCTATCACAAGACTTTCTCATCTGCGGTACAACATGCTGTTGAAGTAGCAAAGAAACGTGGATACGAAGTAGATAGCGAAGACTATGATCGTAAAGTTGCTATGGGTCCACGAAAGCCTGGTAAAGGTAAGACAAACTCATATGCAATCGACCTGAAGAAAAATGGCAAAGATGTAAGAAATAAATTACAGATGCAAGTATACTATGATGAAGGTCGATACGAACTGAATATGTATATTTCATAATGTATTATAAGAACCATTAATCTAAAAGGAGAAGTAAAATGGCACTATGGGGAGATACAGACGTTGATGCAGATATCCCAAAATATCTGACAGCGGCTGAAAACGCAAAATGTTATTTCATCGACACCACAGAAGCTGGTGTTGCGGCTAACAGAGCAAAGGGTTTGAAAACAACTGGCTGGAACGTATACGAAGAGTATGGTACTGGACGCAAGCGTGTTGAGAACTTAGTAGCAATGACTAGAACTGCTGGTCAAGCTGGTGATGCTGGTACTACTGGTGTTACTGCTGATGAAGACGCAGTAGTAGCTGATAGCTAAACACTAAATAATAGTGTACCGAGTGAGGGGCTTCGGCTCCTCACTCAAAATAATTACAATATATTACGGTGAACATATTATGATATTAAACGAAGATACATTTACAGTTTATGCGGCAAAGCATTACGACATGAAAAAAGCCGCAAGTGTAGATGAATTCTATGATGATTTAAAACGGTTTCAATACCTCAAAAGACTTTTCAAGCGATACGAAGAGACTGGTGAATTGAAGGAGAGGTTGATACTAAATCATCTGATCGTTATCTATAACTGCTTTGGAGCGCCTGCTACGCCGATGCTCTTTATGAAGTTAGAAGAATATCATAGTTATATGACACCGTTTACTTTTATGCTAGGCTATATGCCTGATGTTATAGAATACGGCGAAAAGAAAATCATTAGTTCAGACATACCTCTGGACAGTGTAATAATAGAAGAACTTAGGAAAATCTAATGATTGTTGACTTATTTTTAGTATACCAATTTATCAAGCGACTTGCTACTCCATTCGAGAAGTGGGATGCTTATGAGTTAGGTATTATTGATAAAGACGGAAACATTCTAAAGAAACGTAAAGAACTTCGCACTGTCAAAGAGCGTGACGCTTGGGGTAAATTTGATGTGATGATTTCTAAACTGAAGAAGCTGTTAGCTAAAGTACCAGGTGGGTCATCTCGCCTTGCTACATACGCCGCCGCTCTTTGGTTGATTAAAGAAAATAAAGAGACTGATCTTGAGACACTAACTGAAGAACAAATCACAGAAGGCTTCATGCCTTACTTTGAATTCGTTAAAGAAAGTAATACACAAGACTTAGACACATTGTTCGAAGAAGTTATGAGTGCCCCACCTGCTAACTCAGCAGGTTCAGGAAAAGTTGCAGGAATTGGTATAGGTGACGATGGTGAACCTGGACTAACAAAAGCGCAAATGAAAAAATATAAATCAAAGCGCAAGACACCGATGAAAAGGTTGCGTGATGTCATTAACGTTACTTGAGGTCGAAAATGCCAGAAAAAGAATTCCGTAGAATGGAAACCGATGTCGCAATACTACAAGCCGATGTCGCTAATATACAAGGATTGCTTGGGCGATTGGATACTGCTATCGATAAGATTGCAGATGCCACTGGCGGCATCTCACAGATCCTAGCTGTACATGAGCAAAACCTTTCTGTTCTTCAAGACGATGTAGAAGAGCGTAAGCGTTTATCAGAGAAAGAGACAGAACTTTTGCATAGACGTATCACCGAATCAAAAGATGAGAGCGGTGAAAATCACAGACGCAATCACAAAGAAATCATGACGAAGCTTAAAGAAATGGGCGATCAAGTAACAGATGAGTTGAAAGAAGTGAAAGAACGTGTTACAATACTTGAGCGTTGGAAATGGTGGGTAATGGGTGGCTCATGGGCTATCGGCTTCATTATTGCTACGATCTTACAAATGGGCGGAATAATTAAAATTTTCTCAGGTTAAGTCTTGACATCTAATGCTGTTATGTGTATAATGATATTAACAGTTTCAATACACTATGGAGTATTACATAATGAATCTTGTGGATTTAAAGTATTCAGGTATCCTGTCTACTAGACTAGAACGTTTCTCAGTAAAAGACAACTCACCTTATAGGGCTAATTGCAGATGCCCAATATGTGGTGACTCCCAAAAAAGTAAAACTAAAGCAAGAGGGTGGATCCTTGAGAAGGATAACTCTGCCTTGTACTATTGTCATAACTGTGGTGTATCTCTATCTCTACGTAACTTTCTTAAGCAAGTAGATAGTAATCTATACAATGAGTATGTAGTAGATATTGCATTAGAGAAAGGCTACAAGACAAGAGAAGTAGCTAAGATCAAACCGCTTGATACACTTACTCAAAGTAGACCAAAGTTTACTAAGAAGGGTAGTCCTCTACTCAAAATTAAAAAAGTATCTAGCCTAAATTATTCCCATCCAGTTAAAAAATATGTTGATAAAAGAAGGATCCCAGCATCCAAACAATATAAATTATACTACGCACCTCGTTTTGAAGAATGGACTAATTCTCTATCACCAGGCAAATTGCCCGAGAAGTATGTCAAGCCTCGATTGGTGCTACCATTTATAGATAGAAAAGGCAATGTGTTTGGTTACCAAGGCAGAGCCTTTGACAAAGAGAGTATACGTTACATTACGATTATGCTTGATGAATCTATGCCTAAAATCTTCGGTCTTGATGCTGTAGATTTTAACAAGAAGTATTATGTAGTAGAAGGTCCGATAGACAGTCTATTTCTTGATAATGCAGTTGCTATGGCAGGTGCAGATGCGAATGCTTCTGGGCTAGAAAATCTAGATAATGCAATATTTGTTTTTGACAACGAGCCAAGAAATGCTCAGATAGTTGAGCGAATGGAAAGAGTGTTAGATAAAGGCTATAAAGTTTGCATCTGGCCTACGAATTTGGTTGACAAAGACATCAATGATATGATATTATCAGATACTAATGCAGTTGATATTCAGATGACTATCGACATGAATTCGTATTCTGGTCTTGAGGGCAAACTACAAATGAGTTATTGGAGAAAATGTTTATGAAAGTAAGACTATTAGGTTACACGCAACCAGTGGATATCGTCGGTATAGATGATGTACAAGACTTAATCAGTTATTGTGCTAGGGTGTCCAACCCCAGTAATCAAATCAATAAAGATACAACACCGAAGCTACTTGCTTATTTAATTAAGCATAAGCACTGGTCACCTTTCGAGATGGCATCAGTGACTATGGAAGTAGAGACTACACGTGATATTGCAAGACAATTGCTACGTCACCGTTCGTTCTCTTTCCAAGAGTTTTCGCAACGATATGCTGATCCCGCTGATATGGGTAATCAGTTTGTTGTGCGTGAAGCACGACTACAAGATACAAAGAACAGACAGAACTCTATCACTAGTACTGATGAAGAGATCAATCAACGCTGGAAGGAGAAGCAAGAAGAACTAATTCATACCGCAAAGCGCACGTATGAATGGGCTATTGCAAGCGGTATAGCTAAAGAGCAAGCGAGAGCAGTTCTACCCGAGGGAAATACATTGTCACGTTTATATGTTAACGGTACTGTTCGTTCCTGGATTCACTACATAGAACTACGCTCAGAAAATGGAACACAAAAAGAACATATCGAACTAGCACGTGCGATTGGCGAATCTATTACTAAGATTTTCCCATTGTCAGAGCAGTTCATTAACAGATAGACTATAGGAACAGAGATGATACAAGTAACGAAACGAGATGGGTCAAAAGAACCGTTAGACATTGAAAAGCTACACAAGGTCGTTTTTCATGCGTGTGATAATATTACGGGTGTAAGCCCTAGTGAAGTTGAGATTAAAAGTCAAATTCAATTCTACAATGGTATGACAAGTAAAGAGATACAAGAAACTCTTATTAAAGCGTCTGCCGATTTGATTGATGATGAAAATCCAAACTATCAATTTGTAGGTGGACGTTTAATCAACTACGCATTGCGTAAAGAAGTCTATAATAACTATACCCCATTTTCTGTTAAAGAACTTGTAGAGCGCAACATTGACAGAGGCTTTTATGACTCTGAATTACTTGGTCAATACTCTGATGAAGAGTGGGCTAAGATTGATTCATTCGTAAAGCATGACCGTGATGAAGCACTCACCTATGTTGCAATGGAACAGTTGCGTGGTAAGTACCTCTGTCAAAATCGTGTGAGTGGAGAAATCTTCGAAACTCCTCAGATGTGCTATGTACTTATTGCCGCAACTCTGTTTCAGAACTATCCAAAAGACACAAGACTATCATGGGTAAAAGACTATTATGATGCTGTTTCTCTACACGACATTAGTTTGCCTACTCCTGTTATGGCTGGTGTTCGCACACCTCAGCGACAGTTCAGTTCGTGCGTCCTTATTGAGACTGATGACAGTCTTGATAGTATCAATGCTACTGCATCAAGTATTGTTAAATACGTAAGTCAGAAAGCAGGCATCGGTATTGGTGGTGGTAACATTCGTGCTATTGGTTCGCCTATTCGTAAGGGCGATGCATTTCACACAGGTATCATTCCATTCTATAAGCACTTTCAATCTGCTACTAAGTCTTGTTCACAAGGCGGTGTGCGTGGTGGTGCGGCAACTATCTATTATCCTATCTGGCATCTTGAAGTCGAAGATATGCTAGTACTAAAGAACAACAAAGGTACTGAAGAGAACCGTGTACGACACATGGACTATGGTGTACAGTTCAATAAGTTAATGTATGAGCGACTAATTAGTGGCAGTGACATTACTCTGTTCTCACCTAACGATGTGCCTGGGTTGTATGAAGCGTTCTTTGCTGATCAAGACAAGTTCAAAGAACTGTATGAACGTGCAGAGCGTAACACTAGATTACGTAAGAAGAGTATTAAAGCGATTGATCTATTCGGCTCATTCATGGAAGAGCGTAAGAACACGGGTCGTATCTATCTACAGAACGTAGACAATGCAAATGATCACGGTTCATTCTTACCAGACGTTGCACCTATTCGTCAATCGAATTTATGTGCAGAAATCGATCTACCAACAAAGCCGTTGACTGACATCAATGATCCCGATGGCGAGATCAGCCTATGTACACTATCTGCTATTAATTGGGGCAACATCAAGTCTACGGACGATTTTGAGCGTGTGTGTCGCCTTGCAGTACGTGGGTTAGACGCATTACTATCGTATCAAAACTATCCTATTCTAGCGGCTAAACTATCAACTGATAAGCGCAGACCACTAGGTGTTGGTATTATTAACTTCGCATATTGGCTTGCAAAGAATGATCTGACTTATCAAGGTATCACATCTGAAGGACTGGAGTTAATTGATGAGTATGCAGAAGCATGGTCTTACTATCTGATTAAAGCAAGTGCAGACTTAGCTGTAGAGCAAGGCGCACCTAGCGGTAATCTTGAGACTAAATATGGGCACGGTATTACACCAAACATGACTTACAAGAAAGACGTTGATGAACTAGTCAAGCACAAAGAACGTCAAGATTGGAAAGGTCTACGTAAGCAACTGAAAGCAACAGGTATACGTAACTCTACCTTGATGGCACTAATGCCAGCAGAGACTTCAGCACAAGTTGCTAACGCTACAAATGGTATTGAGCCACCACGATCTTTGATTAGTGTCAAGCAGTCAAAGCATGGTGTGCTAAAGCAGGTTGTTCCTGAGTACAAGAGACTGAAGAACAAGTATGACTTACTGTGGGATCAGAAGTCACCAGAGGGTTATCTAAGAATCATGGCTGTACTACAGAAGTACATTGATCAAGGTATCAGTATCAATACTAGTTACAACCCAACATTCTCAGAAGATGAGAAAATACCAATGAGTACAATGCTACAACACTTGTTGATGTTCTACAAGTACGGTGGTAAGCAGTTGTACTACTTCAACACATATGATGGGCAAGGTGAAGTTGACGTAAGCAAGATGATGGATGAGCCATTAGAGCAAGTTGAAGTTGATGATGATGACTGCGAAAGCTGTAAAATTTAAAATAAAACACTTGACAACTCATTCGATGTGTGCTATATTGGATGAGTCGCTAAACATAGAAAAAAGAGGAAGAGAATGAGCGTATTCGATGTCACGAACAAAGCAGATCATACTAAGGTGACTGCATTCTTGGACCCAACAGGTGGTCCAACAATTCAACGCTATGACACGTTGAAATATAAGAACTTTGATAAGCTGACCGATAAACAGTTAGGTTTCTTTTGGCGACCAGAAGAGGTCGATATCTATCAAGATGCAAAAGACTTCAAAGGTCTTACTGAGCATGAGAGACATATCTTTACGTCAAACTTGAAACGTCAAATTTTACTAGACAGCGTACAAGGTCGTGCGCCTGTCGAAGCGTTTAGTCCTATTGTAAGTTTACCAGAGATAGAGAACTGGATTCAGACCTGGACGTTCTCTGAGACGATCCACAGTCGTTCTTACACGCATATCATACGTAATGTATACAGTAACCCTAGCATAGTCTTTGATGAGATGATGGATATTCAAGAGATTATGGAGTGTGCGGGTGATATCTCTAAGTACTACGATGACTTGATTGAGACTAGTTCATATTACAATCTACTAGGCGCAGGCACACATACAGTCAATGGTAAGAAAGTTGTTGTAGATTTGTATGAGTTGAAGAAGCTATTGTGGCTAACTTTGATGAGTGTAAACATTCTTGAAGGTGTACGCTTTTACGTATCATTTGCCTGTTCATGGGCATTTGCTGAGTTGAAGAAGATGGAAGGTAACGCAAAGATCATTAAGTTGATTGCACGTGATGAGAACTTGCACCTTGCTTCTACTCAAATGCTACTAAAGACTTTGAAGAAAGATGATCCAGACTTCATTACTATCGCAGAAGAGACTGAAGCTGAGTGCATTCAAATGTTTGTTGATGCTGTAGATCAAGAAAAGCATTGGGCAGAATATCTGTTCAAAGACGGTTCTATGATTGGACTAAATACAGAACTACTGTCAAACTACATTGAGTTTATCTGTACACGCAGAATGAACAATGTAAATTTGAAAAGCCCATACAGTGTAAAGAGTAACCCGTTACCTTGGACGCAGAAATGGATCAGTGGCGCAGAGGTGCAAGTAGCACCACAAGAAACAGAAATCACAAGCTACGTAAGCGGTGGTACTAAGCAAGACGTTGGTAGCGATACTTTTAAGGGGTTCTCTCTATGATCGAAATTTACGGTAAAGACAATTGTGGCTATTGCGATAGAGCAAAGCAAGTGTGCGAGACTAAGGGATTAGACTACATCTATCATAAGCTAGGAGTGTCTTTTTCACGTGATGAACTTATTGAAATGTTTCCAAATGCAAGAACGTTCCCACAAGTAAAAATCAATGGCACTGCTATTGGGGGTTACAAAGAACTGTATGAACAAGTGGGATAAAGCGTACATAGATACGGCAGAGAGGTTCGCCTCTCTGTCAACAGCCAAGAGATTACAAGTAGGTGCGATTGTTGTAAAAGACAATCGTATTATTTCTATTGGGTACAACGGCATGCCCTCTGGTTGGGATAACCGATGCGAAGACGAATACCAGTACGAAGATGGTGGCTATGAGATGAGAACTAGACCAGAGGTAATACACGCAGAAGCAAATGCAATCGCCAAACTTGCTAAGTCAAATGAGAGTGGTGAAAACGCTTCAATGTATATTACTCATGCCCCATGTGTCGAGTGTGCGAAATTTATATATAGTAGCGGTATACAAACAGTATACTACAAAAATGAGTACCGAAATGAAGACGGGACACAATTTCTTCATAAATGCGGACTAGAGGTAATAAAACTATGATTAACAAAATTGATGCACAGTGCCCATATTGTGAGACTGAATTTCATATTGAATTTGAAAATGAGGACGATGAATTGGTGTACTGCCCATCATGTGGCGAAGAATTACCTGAATTTGAAGAGGACGCACCCTACGAAGAGGACTGGGACTAAAAACTAATGAAAAAGCTTATAAAGAATGTTGACTTTGAAATTTGTGCTGAGTGTTTGTTAATGACTATTTTTGGATTCATCTATATACTTGCATTGGTCCCCCTAATGTAAGGAAAATAAATGTGGCATTATGAGAACGTTGAGTTCACTAGTGATATGATAGAAGACTATATTGGTTTTGTATATGTTATATGTGAATTGAGTAGTAACAAAAAATATGTTGGAAAGAAGTTGTTTAAATCTAAACGAAAACTTCCACCACTAAAAGGTAAAACCCGTAAACGTACAGTCATTAAAGAGAGTGATTGGATGGATTATTACGGGTCCTCAGACGAGGTAAAGGCGCTCGTGGAAACACTGGGCGCTTCTAACTTTCATAGAGAGATATTGCACCTATGTATGTCAAAGGGTGAGATGTCTTATCTCGAAGCGAAGGAGCAGTTTGACAGGGATGTTTTGCTCTCTAGCGAGTATTATAACGGTATAATCAACTGTAAAATACACAGAAATCACGTAAAAAGACTGGCAGACACGTAAGTCATTGATTTAAAACGAAATCTTTTTTGGTTTATTTTGGTATAAACCCTTGACAATTCTCTCAGATATGGTATAATATGTACATAAATTGAGATAAAGGCTGTTGCTGATGAATTGTATTGACGTTTTAGGTGGTAAAAAAGCAGAGCGTGACATTGCTCTTGAGTGTGTCAACTGGTGTCTTAAGCAGATGCTACCCCGTCACAGAACGCTCGACATCACTGTTGAGTTCAAAAAGCTAGACGATGCCTATGGGTATTGCATGGAAGAAGATGAGCGTGGTCGTGAGTTCACTCTCACACTTCGTAAAGGTCTAGGTCTCTACGATCTGATCAGTACTGTGTGTCATGAAATGATCCACTTAAAGCAGTACGCCCGCCGTGAGTTACGCAATGTAAACGGCAACACTATGTGGAAAAAGAAAGCATACAATGATGTATCGTACCTCGATGCTCCTTGGGAAAAAGAGGCTTATCGCTTAGAAGATAAGCTTGCGATTCAGTGTTTCAAAACTATGACTACAACATTATAGGAGAGTAAGATGAAAAGTTTTCTTCACCCTGTTAAGAAACTGTTCATGGAAGCAGTATGGTCTGCCGCTGGTAAAGAAGTTACTGGCAATTATTGGGGTACACCTTTCTTAGGTACTATCACAAGTGTACGTGCTAAGTACGGCACTGACCTTGAGGTCACTGTTGAGGCAGATGGTGAGATGCATTTGATTGATGCGTCAACGCTGTATGATGGTGGTAATGGAGTTTACGAAAACCTCCATATTTACCTATAAAAGCCCTTGACACTGATCCGAATCAGTGTTACATTATGTATGTAATCAAGAGAAAGTGAAAAATATGATCGATTTTATTTCAGCAGACAACGCCATGATTCAGATGTTCGACGGT